CCACCTGGCACGTCTACGTCCCGAAACTCTCCTGGCATTATTGGGGTATCATCACCTTTAATGCGAAGGCCTCTAGTCTTCAAACCGCCTGGCAGATTATTTAAAGTTCCTGCATCAACTAGCTGTCGAAGTAAAGAAGTACTAGACTTAGCATGCCCGCCAAGTAAATGAATAAGTCCAAATCCATAGAATCCAAATCCTGGTATATAAGTATAATGTACGAAGTGATTACGTTTGCGTTTTAGTTCATCATCCTCTTTCCAATTACGATAAATCGAAAGAACTTGCATGGAGCTACGCTCAATAGTAATAACATATGGTAGAGCAATCTGATTAGGATCTTCACCTAAATCATACTCCACATGCATCTCAAGTAGCTCGTATCTATCATCCTCAGATATATCTACACCCTCAACTTCATCTTTCTTCTTCTGTATAGACGTACGAGAAAACCCTGGGTCACCTAAATCAATTGAAGAATAAAATCCGTTAACTTGTAAAAACTTAACTTCATTCTCAGTCTTTCTCATAACGTGGGTTACACGTGAAGCTGTTGTTATATCTGAAGATCCATAAGCTACAATTAAATCTTCCGCTGGAATAAACTGCGCTGTCTGTCTACCCATCGCTGGATCAAAATAAACCTTTTTAAATGCTGAACCTGCAATGGCTAAATTCCAAAGCATTCTCTCATGCTCTGGTCTATATTCTGTCATTTGTTCTGTGAGACGATAATTCATATCATCTCTCACTCTCGTTGATGCTTTCTCTTTTTCTTTTGTAGATTTACCAATAACAGTTGTTTTAACCGGGCCAGCGGCAGGGAACGTTTCTGTAATAGCTTCAGATTGGAAACGTACAACTGCTTCAGATAATAATGGATGGAACACACCACATGCACCATCCCAAGGTTCAGTTCTCTCTTCTATATTTAAACCTAATAATTCCAAACCATCTTGGTAAGTTTGTCTCCACTCACTTAATGACTCATCATCTGCTGCAAACATCCCAACTAAATCATCAGCAACTTGATTAAGTTGGTCCACATCCATATCATCAGCTAAGTTTTTCCCATGCTCTCCTTCAAAAGATGGGTCGACAACCTTATCAACGGTAACTTCAACACTACCATCTTCATTCATTTCAATTTCAATACCTTTGTTTTCCTGCTCTTCTTCTACTTCGACTTCCTCAACAGGAGTTGCTTTAGTGATCTGAATGCCGATTGCCTTTTCAATAGCCATAATTTATCCTTCGTCTAGGGTAAGAGGTGTAGATAGTTTAGCCTTTTTTTCTTCAACACCTTCTAATGCTTCAATTCTCTTTTTTAGCCTCATTATCATCTCATCTCTTTGGGCTAACTTTTTGACTAATGATTCGTGAAGTTGAAAATCTAACTCCATCACATCAATCATTCTTTGTGCTACTTTTTTATTGTACTCAAAAAACTCGTTTAAATCACTCATTTCTTCCCCCTAATAATATGCCGCTTTGCGTTTCTTGTACCAAGGAATCTCCTCATCTTCCTCATCTGATTGTAATCTCACAAACCCACCTTGCCTAAAACGAAGTAGCGCTTGTGTGGATGAATCCACATAGTCATCATGGTCACCTGCAGGGAAAGCTGCAATCTCTTCAATCACTTCTTCTGCCCACCTACTTGGTGGCGCCCAAACAATGCCTGATGCAAAAATATCTGTTACTGCATTTACTCTCGCAATCTTATCATTTCCTCGCGTCGGTGTAAACTCGGATACAGGCACTCCCATTGATCTTAGCTCAAATACAAGTGGCGCACCCGCAGCTTTTGCTTCCACGATTAGTGCATCAGGTTTCCATTCTTGATACATCTCAAAGGTTACTTCTTTTAATTCTGGAAACTCCATCCTTTTCCGATACGCATCGAGTAAAATTATATTAGAGGTTTGCTTTCCTGTATCTTCATCTGTGTGGTAAAAAACTCCCCATGTAGTACAAGCAGAATAGTCTGCTCGATTAGACTTTAAAAACGCGGTATCCCAAGACTGAATAATAAATTCACATGGTGGAGGATTATCCGCCTCCCACATATTCCACCAGTCACGTTTGATTAACGCTCCTTCTTCAGAAGTCGGTGCTTGTTGATATTGGGCTTGCCATTTCGGTAGTGGTAATTGTGTTTTTAATGCGGTTAGTTCTTCTTTACTCCAAAACTCAGGCCATAGTGGGTTACCTGTTGGAAAAAGTGCAGGAAACTCTATCACCTCCCACTCATCTCCACCGCGTTGCGCGCTGGCCTTGATAACTTGCCCTGTCAAGTCCCTTTTTGCCCATCTTGTCATTACGATGACAATAGAACCCCCTGGCTGAAGTCTCTGACGTGGTCCAGACGTATACCAGTCATACACCTTATCATAAACTTCAGGACTTGTCTCAGCAATCACTGCCTCTTGTTCCGAGTGTGGATCGTCAATAATTAATAAATCAGCACCTTTACCGGTTACAGCACCACCTACACCAATCGCAAAATACTCCCCACCAGAGTTTGTACTCCATCTACCGGCTGCTTTTGAGTCTGCCTGCAATTGTACTTCGTCAAATACGTCTGAAAACGCCTCACTTCCAACCAAATTCCTTACTTTTCTACCAAAACCTACTGCTAATTCGGCTGTATGAGAGGTTTGAATCACTTTTTTACGTGGAAACCGCCCTAAAAACCATGCTGGAAGTAAATATGACGCAAATTCTGACTTTGTATGCCTTGGTGGCATGTTAATTATGAGTCTTTTTGTCTTTCCTTCTGCTACTCGCTCGAATGCTTTGGCTATTTTGGCATGATGGCGCCCGGATATGAACTCTGGCCACATTTGTTTTACAAAAGATAAGAAATCTGTCTTTGATTTGACTTTACTGCGATTATTAAACAGATCAAGTAGGGCTATTTTCTCTTTTAGAGGTAGAGATTTTATATTATCTAGGTTTATCCCCTCAATATCCGGCATTATTCCTCAACATACTGGGCATCTTCAACATCTTTTGCCTCATTTTCCAAAGTAAGTACTTCTGCTTCTATAGTTTTTTCATGCATCAACTCTTTTATCTTTTGCTCAAGTAGCCGATCGACCTCTTCTTCTTTATAATTCTTATGAACAACTTCTTTTTTCTCAACAAACAACCCAACTTCGCCAACTTTACCTAATAATTCTAAAGCACGCATACGATTTTTACTATCTCCCGCATCTGCTTCAAGTAATAATTTATTTACAACAAAGGTTCGTATTTCTTCTGGGTCATCTAATGGGCTGGCTTGTTTACCATCCACAACATCTACGATCTCTCTTCCAGAAAGAGATTCAATTTGAGCTTCTGTACAGGCGCGTTCAAACTCACTTACTAAATATTCACCTGTCGCTAAGACATCATCATATTCTTTATCAGTCAGATTATCTGGCAAGGGTATTTCTACCTGGCCTTCAGTACATATTATCGGCATGGGTTATTCCCAAGTTATAGTCCACTTATAAGTCGAAGTATAAAGTATAAAACTAAAAAAGGCAACGATAGGAAAAGAATAATAGAGGACATTCCACAAAGAAATATATGGAAAAGAAATGCTAATTCTAAAAATCGCTCTAATCTGGTTTTCACTCGTAAATACCTTCGTCTAGCAAACATTCGTCATATATCTGCAAACCAATAGCATTCGGATTTTCTAACATCCCTTTATACTTTTCTGGTTTATTTTGTTTTAGATGTATTAATTCTATCACTCTTCTATCGACTTCGTGAAGTACGTCTTGCTCAAATGGGGTTAGCATCCTATTTGTTTTTACTGATGGTATTAAGTCATGGTTTCTAATGTCCGCAAAGGTTACTGCTAGGTGGTATATTTCTTCGCACCGTTTATAGGGGTCTAGATCATCCAGCTTCCAGGCATGCGTATAGGTGAAATAAATCACGGCCCAGAATATAGCGGGTATAAAAAGTATAGGGGCATAGGTCTTCATTTTTTCAGAATAACATATATGGGGTAGGCATGGTACCAAAAAAAGAGGTGGGGGGGTTTTCTGAGAATAGGGGGTGGGGTGTCTGGAATTTGAAAAAGTTTTGAATTATTTGTGCAGAATAATATGTATATATAGCGTAGTGTGCTGCCGGGCCAAATAGGGGGGTGGGGGTAGGGTGGGGTCTGGAAATGGTAAAAAACCTTGATCCGAAAGTGTATAACAAGTGTATAGGTATTAATAAAAATAAATAAAAATAATTGTTGACTTATTTTAAAAGTGTAGTATACTTTAGTTATTGATTAACAAAACTTAGGAGAAAAAAATGGAAACATCAAACAAAATCAAATGGACCAACGTCCCAGTAGATTTAAACGTTGCATATCTAAAAAGAAAAATAGTCGAGGCATTCGACGGCGTAAGTAAGACGGCAAGAGTGGTTAGGCAAGAGATCGACAACGGTAGAATCGATAGGGCCAAACAACGTTTAAGCGATATCGAGAAAGCTATAAACGAATTTAAAAACGAAGTTAATTCATAAACCAACGGGGGCGAAAGCCCCCACAACTTAGGAGAACAATATGGAATCAGCAATCATAACTTACGGAATAGTAATCGTAGTAACAGTACTAGCTCTAGCATGGGAAGTTCTAGCACTAAGAATCGACAAGCATAATTCTAAATACAAGCAATACGATTTAGATGCGGCAGGTAACTTAATAAACAAGGAGGATAAATAATGAACGACGTACTAAAAAAAGAAAAAATAAGACTA